ATTGCTGCTATCTTATTTACATTTCCGGTAGCAATCCATTTGTTATTGCTTAATACTGCACATATAAGAACTGCAATCACAACATCCTTAACCAAATGTAGGTCCCATGCAATATCTTCTAATTTGAACTTTTTAGCCTTTTGACTATTTTCGTTAATTGGTATAAAATGAAACTGTAATATTATTTTGCGAATGCTTGTCGGAACTTCCACTTCCGCAGGCATTCTTTTTTCTTGTACGTCTATCAATTTTTTATAATCTCCTTTTCGTAGCCTAACTGGTCAGCTGTCTGCTGGTTCAGCTTCTCAGTCATTTTCTTTTTCTCCTGTTCTGTCAAATTATCCCATTCATATTGATTTCCCTGATAATTAACAAAAATTAATACTTTCAAATTTTCATCACTCCTAACTTTCTGTTTTATCTTATGCTTTGCCTCACTTGTCTGTTGCTTATAATTTCCATAATGCCTGAATAATAAGTGCGTTAACTGTTAATCCTCTTTTCTTTGCTAACTCTTTGAGCTTCGCGTGTAGCTCTGTTGGGATTCTTATTGTTGTCTGTACCATTCCTTTGCTCCTTTCGTTTTGATATTAAAATGATACGACTTAATTCGAGGTTTCCCTTGTGCTGTAAGCACGAGGTTTGTCAACCTTTTTCGACTTTTAAATTAAATAATTCGCTTCAAGTTGATTTTAATTCAACTTAATTTGCAAAAAAAATTTTATCTCTTTGTTCATTTGATAAATTAAGAATTTCCTGCATTTTCACAATTTCACTTGCTTTAAATTCAGTTTGGTTATTAAGTTTTTTATAAAACCCTTCTCTACTTAACTTTAATGCACGTGCTATAAACGTTAATTTTAATCCAGAATTTTCTATAACCTTATTTAATGCTTCACTATCTGTCACTCTATCATCTCCTTATCTCTTAATTAGGAACACCTATGCTACAACATAGATGTTCCCATTCCAATAATCAACCCGTATAGCCGTTAGTCCAGCTTTTTCTTGTACCTCAAATAAAGTGTATATGCTAATTTAGCCACACCTATACATATGAAGTACACTCCTAAGAATCTAATCATATTTACATTTACTTTTGGATATGATAATATCTGAATTAAGCAAGGGCTTTCGCCCCTGCCGGCTGGCTAGAACAGCCTATCAATTGCTAATAGGATTATTCCTACCAACAGGTCTATCAGAGCACTTATCAGGGTATCTTTGATAGACTTTTTTGTTTCCTTATCGATATTATCAAATATCTTCAAGTTATTTCCTCCTTTCTTCGTTTGTGGTTGAATGTCATTCAACCTAAATATAGAATAGCACTTTGTTGAAT